ATTTTTTATATAAAAAATGAAATTGTTATATACTCTCTATAGTAATTCTTTACATAAATCAACTAATACCTGGTTGTTTTCCTTGGCACATAAGTCGATCAATACTTTTGAAAATTGATCAGCCATTGATAAACTAATGTCATTTTCAAGATTTTCAGGCGTGTCTAGAATTAAATGTTTAAAAACCATCTTGACACTTTGTTTTTTGAATGTTTTATATAATTTTGTTTTCTTGAATGTTTTGAACTCTTCCTGGGTACCTTTAATAACTAATCTAATATGATCTCCTGGACGAATAGACCCAATACAATCTGTTTCAAGATCGCCTTCGCATGGCTTTGTAACAAGCCGATCATCAAGTCCTAATATTTTATTCTTATATTTTTCAACATTGTCAATATCACACGTAATAGTTGTTTTACGAGGTAATTGAAGATCAATCTCTTCAATTGCAAAATTATTATCAAGATTGCAATTGTCAGAAATATTTTGATCTGTTTCATGTGATGGAATACCGTTATCGTCCCATGAAACAATTGCTACAATATTACGTTTTGATTCTCCAAAAGCATGTTGTAATGCAGATCCTGGATAATAAACATTAGGCTGAGGAGTTTGTCTTTCGTGAATATGACCACTTACAATTTGAGGGAATGTTAAATCCCATTCATCTCCATGTTCAGAGTCAAAACACCCCATTTTAGCACCTAAAATTTCTTGGTGCAAGAAAATACAATCAGAATTTTGCCATAATCCGTGTGACGTTGCATCACAAGATTCATTATCTAATGCCTCAATCAGCCTTCCGTTTGGTACATACGGAACTAGTGTAAAATTTCCATCCGGTACATATATATTAGAGTCAACAATTGTTACCTTATCCCATTGTTTCAAACTATTCATCCAATGAGCATCAGAAAGAAATTGCATGTGATTAATCATATCATGATTTCCAACAAGAATAAATAATTGTCTGGTATATGATCTCAATTCACCAATTACACTAAGCGCTTTGTTCAGTGGTGAAATATGAAGCCTTTCATGATCATGTAAAATATCACCAAGAAGAATGATATAATCAAACTCGTGTTCTTCACCACACAAAACGTGTTCTCGAAGTTTTTCCATAAAAATGTCAATATCGATCAGATTCGTGGTTCTGATATGAAGGTCTCCGATTGTTAAAATTCTTGTCATTGTTTTATTAAAAATAATTTTAATAAAATTATTTTTCAATTTATTGGGATTTAGAATATGACTACCCAAAAACTCACTTGTTGATACATGTTTTATTTGGATCAGTTCACTCCAAAAAGGAATTCCACTACTAGAAATTATTGAGCATTCATAATATCTAAACGTGTTTGATCAAGAATAGCTTTATCTTCCATAATTTTAATATGTTTTTCTGCAAATAAACATAAAATACGTTTCAACGTATCAGGTAATTCCTTGTAATCAAATTCAACCTCGTCCTTTTTGTTATATAATCCATTATACGGTAAAATACAAGTACTTGGTTTTTCAGAGTCAGGTAAATTCATTTCATAATACCCCTTGATAATAACATAAATTAATTCTCTACCAGCATTGTCCATGTGTTTTACATTACTTCGATATGTACTACACTCTTTAAGTATAAGAGATCTGGCGTCATTTTGATTAAGCAAATCGGTAATAAGAGAAATTGACATATTTTGATTCACTTATAAAATTCTGTTTTATAATTCATTTTCGAAATATGTCAATTTCGAAAAGTTTTATTTCATGAAAACTAATATTTCAATTAATAAATATGATTGATAAGTCTTGTATTATAGTGATTGTTATTACAATTATTGTACTTGTAGTATTTGTTACCCTTGCTGTTTATTATTGGCCTTCTGATAACACAGAAAATCTAATTAACGAAAACGGAGAATTAGAAGAAGGATTCCAATTTCCTGGTATATCCGATGATAATAATATTCGAGCCATGATGAAATTAAAAGGTTGTCCTACAGAATATGAAGATGATATATTCGATATGTCAAAGTTGATTTACTCGCAAAAAGTTATTTTGGATGATGCTGAATCAAGAGACAAACTCAAGACATTAAGTAAACTACCAGTAGAAAATGAAAATATTTTAATGCTTGCATTATCCACCGGAGATAGACCATTTGCAAAGAAAACACTTGCAACTCTTGAATCATATGCCGATAAACATGGTTATGATTTTGAAGTTCAACGAGACCCGGTTGAAATCCCCAACGCGTCTACTCATAAAAATGTCAAGAATGCCAATTTTGGTAAATTGTTTATGTTAAATAATAGGTTAAATAATCCTGATTATGATAAATATTCGGTTATAGCATACCTAGATGATGATATATTATTTTGTAATAACCCAGAGGGTGGAATTAATGACATTAGACTTGAAAATATTTTGGAGTTAGCCGGAACTGATAAATCATTGGTTATCGGCAGAGACAAGCATGTTGACACCTTTATTTTTCCTTACAAGCCATATTTCAATTCGGGATTCTTTATGATCAGAAATAATGAAATTGGTAAACATATCATTCAACAAACCGTTGACAATTATTATAATTATGATGCATATTCATGGAGTTCGTACAATGACCAGTCAGCTTTAGAGCATGAATATTTAATGAGTGTTATACTTGAAACTGATACACATCGTCACTGGGGAATTTTAAATCATTCTGTAATTCAAAGTTTATACAACGCAGATATACCCAACAGAGGTGGTCATACATTTGCATGTCACATGGCGGGATCAAGTGCGAAAAAGCGTTTGAAAATTATAAAGGACTTTGAAAAGAAGGGATATATTAATTAACTCTTTGATTTTACATGAAGTTGTCCATTCTCGTAATACATTTGATTACCATTTGCATGAATCACAGCCGGGCTGAATGTTGCATAGCAACATTCAACTTGGGATCTCCTTTGGAGATCCTGAGCCTTCAAGTGATGGTCTGTGAAGTTCATCATTCTTGTAATATGATTGATCACCATTTCTATAAATTATAGCCGGGCTGAATGTTGCATAGCAACATTCAACTTGGGATCTCCTTTGGAGATCCTGAGCCTTCAAGTGATGGTCTATGAAGTTTACCATTCTTATAATATGATTGATCATCATTTACACCGGCAACACCGTTGCAGTTTGGCTTCGATGAACGAATTATAGATGGAAGATTTTCTGATCCGTTTTTATTGAAATGGAACTTGATAACGGTGTGTGTTTTTACCAGATTCATCTTATAAATAAAAATATAAAATAATTATATTTTTTTCATTTTATTTCTATTGAATTCGTTGACCATTTTCGTAATATACTTACATTAAGAAAATTCAATTTTTATACTCAATGCAAATTGATTTTTTGAAGTATTTTTTTATAAAAAATTAAAATCCCGATTTTTAATTAAAGACTGATTTATTTAATATGTCTAACCAACAAAGTATAAACGAGGAGATTATTACATCTCCTAGGCGTTTACCGCCAATCGAAATTACATCAACATGTGAAGGTTCCAGAAAGAATTATATAGAATCAACGTATGATTTTTTAGGTAACAGTAGACAACCAGGTATAAAAACAAAGAGACGATGGTCAGAATCTCTGTTAAAATTTCGATCAGAAATGCTTGATATTTTTATGAATATCAACACATATTATTATGAATCAGGTCTACAAGTTTTAAATATGGCTGTATGTATTTTTGATCACATTATGATTAATTATTATAAGCAAATAAAGAAATCTTATAGATCGGATACGCAAACCATTTTGATTGCATTAGCTTCATATATAATATCATGGAAATTCGAAGCTGGTGAAGATGATGACAACCGTATTCGTCTTACTAAACCTTTTTTTGGGATTTTTAATATGAAATATTTAAAGTCTATTGGTGGGATTAAAAAAATTGTAAAACAAATAAATAAATGTGAATACGAAATTTTGAATATTATTAAATTTAATTTATTTTTTCCCACTGCATGTAGTATGTTATCACGTCCTTATAGATCCCTGGTTTCACAGTTGGACGAAGACCCTCTTGAAGATATTGCAATAAACATAATGCAAACATTATTAAATCCAGAAATGGCCAACTCATCTCAGGAGGAAATATATCGTGCAATACAGGATAAAACAAATATCTGCAGGGGTTCGGAAGCATTTTTAAATTATTTTTTAAATATGTATGAATATGAGATTGGTGATGACTTTTCTGGTATTTGTAATGATATTTCAATAGTTAACATGATTATGCTCTCTGGAAATATTCTGACTTTTGAATGTTTAGTATTAGTTAACATTATTAAAATTCCCGAAAAAGAAAGAGATTCAGTGTTATTAACATCACCTGTATTTAGTACAATAACAGAGTTGCCTCTAATTACAGAAGATCAACAATATAAAGAAATTAACCTCTCAGAAAATCAAATTCAGGATTTTTTAAATAAGGATGATGATGATTATGATATAGCTATACTTCAGGAAATAGAGAAATATTTATCAAGTCATTTAACCACAATTTATAAAATAACACTTGTTAGAGAATACCACGTTGATATTATCATGAGCTCGTATAATATTGATGAAATTATGTATTATATGGAAAAAATTTTTGAACTAATATACCCAACTGGGATAATTTGTAATTCAAAGAATAGGGTATTTTTTAAATATACAGAAACTGGGTTAAATAAACGACATCCAACAAACAATGTAAAGAGGTCATGTCGGAACATTATCGAATCAAGAAATGTCCAAGAATCCGGGTTTGGGTTTAAAAAAATGTTTACAAATCCATTACATAAAATACAAAGGAAAACAAACGCTCTAATGTATACAAAAACCAAAATATTTACATGGAAAAAGTTTAGTTAATAACTAGCGTTTGTTACAAAACTCTGGGAAATTGTAACATAAAATTATAATTTCAATTATAAATTACTATGGGTCTATCTCAATCAGCTACTATTCCAACTCCTCCGTCAATGGAGGATCTTGCAATATATAAAGAAAAACTTAAAAATGCATCTCTAAACAAACCATTTGATCTAAGATCTCGTCTTGGTCTCAAATTTGGTCATGTTTTCGATCGCGATTACAAATTCAATCACAATAATTTTTGTATGTTAAATGAACGAGAATTTTCGCTTCGAGATCAAATGCCTCCTGTAGTTGATCAAGGAAATCTTGGGTCATGCACCGCTAATGCCAATTGTAACGCACTTCGGTTTTGCGAAATGAAGGAGGGTATTTCTTCTCCAATGCGCAGTCGTCTTTTTGTATACTATTACGAACGCCTACTTGAAGGTACCGTTAACGATGATTCGGGTGCAGAAATACGCGACGGGATTAAGGTGCTTGCAAGAAACGGCACTCCGGCAGAAGCACTGTGGCCTTACAACATTGATAAGTTTACTGAGGAACCTTCGAGTGAAGCGCAGGCAAATGGTCTTAAACACAAGGCAATGCAATACGAAGTCGTCGAACAGTCACTTGATGCTCTCAAAATTGCAATTGGAAGTGGATTTCCGGTACTATTCGGCATGGCTGTATATTCTAGTATGGAAACTCCTGAAGTTACCAAAACGGGAATTGTTCCGTATCCTCTTGAGAAGGACGAATACTTAGGTGGGCATGCATTAATTTTGACCGGATGGTCTGATACCAAGAGGATGTTTGAGTTCCAAAATTCTTGGGGAACCGAATGGGGTGACTCAGGGTTTGGATTTATCAGTTACGATTATGCTCTAAACTCTGATTATACCAGTGATTTCTGGCGTATTACTCTTGCTAACTAGTTTATGGAAGACGAATTTGCACGACCTGTTGTCGCAACGGCTTACGTTGTACGACCCGCGGTCGCAACGGCTTACGTTGTACGACCCGCGGTCGCAACGGCTTACGTTGTACGACCCG